TAGATAAATACCTCCATGCTTTTTACGTTTCCGCTTGTTTTTACATTCGCTTCCACGCAATAGAGTTTGCCTGGTACAAAGGCATTATCGGTGTTATCACGATAGAATGTTATAAGTTGTTCAACGTTGCCACTTGCGCCGCGAGCAAACTCGTTATAACTAATTTTATCTCCTGAAATTATCTGTTCATAGGGTTTTAGCAAGTTATCTATTTTATATTCTGTTGCAGAAAGCACTTGAATTTCTAACACTTTCACTATGCCATTAACATTATCTAATCGCATGTTTAGTATGCCTTCTCCATTCATCTCTGGTACAGAACCATTGCCGTAAAAAACATATTTGCCATTGCCTACATCCGTCCATGCCGTTCTAAGTACGTCCCAGCCACCCATGCCACCATCGGGTTGTGCTTGAAAATACATAGAGGCATTGTTTGTGGTGTTGCCACTGATTTCTACAACGGCTCTGATATAGCCCATACCCAAATGCAGAGGCTTGAAATTCCATTGTGCAGGAACCTGTCCGCTTCGATTTTCTCCTTTTACTTCCTTATAGGTATCGCCCGTAATATGATTGAGAACACTTTTCGTAAACGTCTTACCATTATCGTCAGAATAGCGGATGTAGGTTCTTTCACCTTTGCCATCGTTGACAACCGAAATCGTAAATTCTCCTCTTGCCTTTATTGCCATATCCTAATTATTTAATATACATTCAAATTTTGCACTTGCATTGAGCACATCATCTCTATTTACACTTATACTATTCCCCATGCCAACATGTGCTGTGTTGAATGCCGTGTCGCCTGCTGTGTCTGTTGATACCCTTACCCATGAGAACTTGCTCGCAGCGTAGTTTGCAGTTGTTTCTGTGTTGCCCTCGTAGATATGCGCTGTAAGGGTTATCGTGCCACGTCCATTGTAAAGCACACTTCCCATGTCGCTATTTATCTCCATTCGTATGCTGCTTCCATCGCTTCCTCTATCTACTTGTAGCTGCCATTGAGGATTGCTCATGCTCGGTGCTGATGTAACGATAGTACCTACTGGGGCAACACAAAGCCATAGTCGGCCATCATGTGAAACTCTATCATAGTAGCCATATTGCTCTCCTGCTGTGAATGTACCTCTGTCGGCAACGAAAGGAACAGCGTTACCATTTCTACTTTTTAAACGGAACAAATCGGACGAGAACTCAACCTTGTTTGGCGAGATAATTGCACTTGTTTTCCCTGCTAATGAATAGCTATTCACACCACTATACCATATAATAGCAGGTGCTTCATCGCCAATCGTGACAACTTGGATAAGGCTCTGTCTGTCGGTCTTTGTCCTGTTACCGAACTGCACCAGCGTATCACCCTCTAAAGGCGCATCGCTTCCTTGTTCGCAATCGGTCTTGGACAAGTCTATCCAATCCTCGCCTTTAGCCATCACCCTGCGCCAATAGTTCCTATTTGCGACACCCTGATATACGCCTGCTTTGATGTTAAATGTCTGACACCGCGCTTGATCATCAACCTCCCACAAGTTCGTTGTGGCTGTTGTATCATCATCTTGATGGAAATAACACCTCCACACATTGCCTTTATCCTCGACTTTCTTTATCTTAGAGCCGCACGCACTGAATACGAAATTGCCACCAACATAGCTTAGCTTGCGTATCTCCAACTCATTAAATACAGCTTTGCCCCAGATAATCAAGTCGGTGATAGAAAGCTGATATTTCCCATCCCTACGTTGTGTGATACCTAAGCCTGCCTGTTCAGACGGGTTAAAGTCTTTACTCGTGATAGCTTTCAATACTGCTTCGCCCAACTCGTTTATTGAGTAGTCGTTGCCAATGTTCAGTCCCTTTAGGAACGTGATAACGGCTTGCGCTGTGTCGGGAGTGTCCTTATGCAAGAAACGCCTATCCGTGTAGTTCCTTACAAGCGTACTAATCTGCTCACTATTAAGGCCTGCACCACTGAAATTGCCCGAAAGGATATTATTCACATCTTCCTTTAACTGCGAGATTGCACCCTTGATAGCTTGATTGCCAACGGTTATCTCCTGTATAATCGGATAGTCGAGTTTCGTTATCAATTTGATAACACGGGTATTTAACTTGTAGCCCTGTCCATCGTCAAAGACTACCTTCTGCCCTATGTAAAGGTTAGGGTTATGCTCCGCAAAGGCAACCGCATTAGACGCAAAGGAATAATTGTTATTGTCTTGCGTTCGTCTGTTTATTTCCTTTATTGTTCGCTCTGCTAATTCGTTTTGTGCGAGCCTTATTTCGTGTTCGCCCATGACGATGTTAAACAGCACAACCATATTACAAGTGAAGTCTGGGAGGCTCTTACCACGTGGGTAAAGTTCCTCGCTCTCATTGGTAGGGATAATAGTATCTCCGCTTTGATACTTGAGTATTTCGTAGTCACCTTTTAAGATGTCGACACCACTATCGCCCTCGTTTGGCTTTGGTGCTATTGGGTTGTTTATTTCGTGGTAGTGGAGTTCAAACCCCTCCTGTCCATTAGGCTGCCCTACAAGTCCCTGCGTAAGGACATCGTAATGCCCATCTACTGCGTGGGTGTTAACCTTAAATATTCCTTTAAGCGTATACCCTTGTAATACCTGCTTTGTAGGAATAATCTCATAGTCATACCAATAGTGAGTAATGATGTTTCCGCTTTCGTCCTTATCGTGAGTTATATTGATAGCGGTCTTGCCAGCTATCTGAGTTGTGGAAGGGAAAGCCAATCGCATATACCAAATAGTGTATGTCTTTTTATTTCCCCTGCTGTCAAGTTCTATTGCGTTTGTCTGAGAGTTCTTGAGATAACGGACGTGTTTACGAACATTGTAAACATACAAGTCGATATGCGGATAAACATCATCAAAGGAAAGTGCAAGCGTTTGTTTGATTGCATTTGAAGCGTCAAAAGCCGCCTTTGTGGTAATATTCCAATCCGTATCTACATAGATACATCCGTCTGGATAGGTTTCTTTGTCAAGCCCTAATCGTAGGAGGGTCGCTACGTTGCCAGTGCCAACAAGTGCCTTTGTAGACATATTTTTTGTTGAGCCTTGAGGATAGAAGCAGTTGTAATAATTCTCCTTGCTATCGCTGATGCTTGGCGTCTGCACGTTGTCATGTGCCTTTAACGTAGGTATTTCCTCACCGAGGTTAATGCTTATCTGACCGAAGTACAACGCTTTGTGCTCCCATGACAAATGCCACTCACAAGTGTTATTCTTGCAGCCTTGAGCAATAGAAGAGAGTACCGAAAGAATGTCATTTGCTGATACCGAGAATGAAACAGACGCATCCACATTACCGCAAAGGGTATAAGTAAATTTATTCTCTGTTATGCCTAATGCTTCATTGATAGCTTTGCAGGCGTATTCAAGTGCATTTGTTGTTAAACCTTCAAACGACCATTCTTGTTGCTTGATAGGGTTCTTATCTGCATCCGTGGTGTCATAGAGAAACGGCACACGTGAAAGCCACATCAAAGGATGCTGAAACTCGGGGGTATAGTTAAACGCCTTTTCATTCTCTTGTGGCGTGTACGAATTGAGTAATCTGTATTTAAGACCATCACCGAAAGGGATAATATACGAGCCAGCATGCAAAACGATTTTTTTATCGCTTTGCCATGACAAACGTACTAAGTTAGACTTACCTAACTCTTCTTCATGTTCTGCCCCGCTTGTAAGCGTTGCATCTATTATCTTATTGCCGTTGATGTCGTATATTACCATACGCGCAAAGTTAGCGAGCATATAATAAAATGGTAGAGTGGGGGGCAATAGAAAAGCCACAACGACAAACATTGTGACTTATTGGATGTTGATTCGATGTTAATTACTTCGCATTTAACATTACATTTAATGCGTAAACGATTTCTTCTCTATCAATATGTTTAGAAAGATTATCAATTAGTTTTTTAAACTCTTTCTTGAAAAGATTCTTTACGCATATATGCGCTGCGTCATCAAATGACATATTATATTGCGACGCTAATTTTTTAATATCTTCTTCTAACTCTTTTGAAAACATATTTTTAAAATTAGTGTGGGGGGGTAACCCTGCCTTGTTAATATTATGCTATTCTAACTAAGTTTGCTTTTTTGAAACAACGCCACTCGTCTTTTTCGCAATCAAAGTACACTTGACAAGTGTCTGCTGTTTTCTTTGTACCCTTTGTTGCAGGTATTCTCTCACTCATAAGAGTACCATACGCTTCACGTAGGCTGCCGTCGACTTTCTGAAAGTAGAATTTAACTACTCGCTTGCTAAGAGCTGCTTTTAGTTTGATATTAGCCCAAGCGCATTTTAATGCTTCTGTTAATGTATAACCATTCTTGCGAACGAACTGCCAAGCAAGATTCATAACCTCTCTCATAGTACTTTTTGTTGTAGTTGCCATAATTGTATTTTTTTTAGTAGTTTATATTTATGTTAGTTAGATTGTTACATTACTTCATATTTCGGCTGAAGGCCATTGATGACCCTTTTCGCATCTGAAACACTTGCGTACAGATCTTTTTTATCGTCTATAATAGCAAACTCTTGCTGAAAGCCGTCTTCTATATGAGAGATGATATGACCTTTATAACTCATTTTTTTGATTGTTGTAAATTCAGACTTTTTCATTGCTCTTAATTTTTTAATTTGTTATTGTTTTATTTTGATAGTGCAAAGGTAAATAATACTATTTACATATACAAGCAGAAGAACAATAAAATTATTGCTATTAACATTATTTAGTAAATAGTTTTATTTACATTATATGTTATTTCTCTATCTTTGCAACATGAGAATAAAGGAGATACTAAAAGAAAAGGGTATGACCCTTCAAGAACTTGCCGACAAGATGGATTTTAGCCGCCAGGCATTGAGCCGTCAAGT